GTAGTTATCCCACCCCGGTATACGAAGGAGCTGGGTGGTATCCCATCCCGATGCATCCGCCCCTAAGTAATAGGTAAGCCGCTGGTTCTCATTCCCCGGCCATGATGCACCCTGCATATCTCCACTCGTGATAATCCAAAGTGCTTGGTACCGACCAGGTGAAGTTTCCCATGCCATTGTGGGGCGGTACTCATCCTCGATCTGCCTTGGATCAACTTCATCCAAGTCCGCCCAGAGTGCATGCTCATCCATAGCCAACTCGATAACCCTGCGCTTACCCTCGAAAAGTGAGGGGCACCAGTAGAGATCATCGTCCGCATGCGCTCTCAAGTGGCTTACGATCTTCTCTTTATCCCTCGGCCAGTAGAATGCCGGTCCCTCTCTGTACGATTGGATCCTTTCCTCTTTGTTGCTCGCACTGCCATTAATATAGGGGAAGAAAGCATACCCCGCCTGTCTTCCCCATGCCTTAGAGATTAATGCTACTTGCTCATCCGCTGTCAAATTACCATTTGGCACCTAGGCTCCTCCTCCGCTTCAGTGAGTGAACAAATACCTTATCAGACGGGGATTTAACGAGTCAAACCAACGGAGATCAAAAAGAACAGGACATAGTAGTAGTGCAAACGGCGAGTTGACAGCTAGATCGAGGTTGCTATATGATGGGGGGTATCAAATCGACTGAGGAGGAGGTTCTTGAGTACAGAACAGGTAACCCTTCGTGAACTGGTGAAGGATGACATCTACCGACAGTGGATTCGTACCCCACCAGTAGGGGGTTTCCCCATATACACCAAGTTTCGTGTTTATGCTCAAGTCGACGAGGGCGGGGCTTGGGCAAAGCGAGATTTCGACACTTTCAAAGCCGCATATGCCTTTCTTGCTCGAAACCTGGGTAAGTGGTATGATGCGGCTTTAGTTTGTCGAAACTATGAATGCCGCCCCCCTGTTGTTCGGTTTAAAGGCAAGCGGCAGTACTATGCACCCGTTCTCACTTTCACAGGTCACGAATGGTGCCCATATTGCCGTCGTCCAACCGTGTTTGGTCTCTTCAAGCGGCATCATGCCTTCAGAGGCACTACAGGCCCCAAAGCAGATGTACTTCGGTGTGGGATCTGTGGGATTGCCGAGACTGCGATCAAGCACTACAAGGCTCAAGGGGAGATTCAGTGAATGGACACAAGTTACAGTCCATCCGAGTTCAGCGAGTAGCCCTAGTCCCACACCCAAGTTCTGATGAACCGACTTTGCTCTATGTAGGCCCGGAAGAAGAGGCAATCGGCTGTACCGAGTGCGGTATGGCTCTAAGCGAGGTGATCGAAAATGCCTGCCCCGAAGAATCCCGGTTACTACCCCTACAAGAAGGTGACAACAGCCAATAAGGATCATGGGCTTTGCTCAAGTTGCGAGAAGCCTATTGTTAAGGGGGATCGGCTCGTTACTATCCGTGAGTTCGACCCCATCACGAAGCAAAATGGGCGGACATGGAAACGTCACGAGGGCTGCCGTGAGGTGACGACCGAAAGGGCACGTCTGAGTGATGCGAGGCCGGGAAATAAATAGGTTGAACTTGGGCAAAAAATTTGTTGACTTGGGTAACGGGATGATATATGATCTCATTAATGCAGAAAGGGCAAACGCCCTCGACCGAGGAAAGGCATTGACAACATGGCAACAGAGACCTTGACAGCGAAGGAAGCTGCACGAGAGCTCGGAACGGATGCACGAACTTTTCGGAAGTTCATGCGTGCGGTGACTCCGAAGGAGGATCAGCCGGGGCAAGGCAACCGGTACTCCATCGAGCAGCGCAAGATGAAGGCACTCAAGAAGCAGTTCGACGAGTGGTCGGCACCGAAGGCGAAGGCTTCCGACAACGGGGAAGTCACCGAGGTGATCGAAGACTTCGAGGACGACTTCCTGGGTGACGACGAAGAGGAAGAGCTGGTCACCGACGATGAGTTCCTTGCTGACGACGTCAGCGACGAGCCTTCCGACGAGGACATTCTCGACATCGAGGGTGAGGAAGACATCTTCACCGACGATCTCGAAGAGCTCTAACAGATCGCCTAGTGGGGTTCCTTTGCCGGAGCCGCTAGGCTGAGCCGAAGGCCCCCTCCTACCTGCCCCAGCTACCGGAGGGGGTCTTCTGGCGTGTGTCTTGTACATGGACCGCATGCGGAGTCGCACGTCATAGGCGGGCGAGAAGGGCCGTCAGTTGACAAGTCATCGCCTCCATGATATACTGTAGAAATCCTACTGCATAGCGATCGGGAGGCAGTGTTGGTTAAGAAGCTTATCCCCATTACCGTAGTATCAGTCGTCTTAGCATCCTTGCTAATATTACAGAGCCAAGAACCTCAACAACTGAATATCTCAACTCCGCATGCAAAGGCAACAACGATACGATACGAGACTGGGCCGATGCCCAGTCTTTCTGATATTGACACCGCTTATGCCCTCGACCAACAGCGACTTGCTGCAGAGGCTGCTGAGCGACAGGCCGAGCTAGATCGGCAAGCCGCTGAGGAAGCTGCCAGGCAAGCTGCAGCGGAAGAGGCCGCTCGACAGCAGAAGTTGGCACAAACCCATAACACGCCAGCTCTGATCAACCAACCCAGCCAAGGTGGGACGACAGTCGGTGAGTGCACCGGGTTCGTGATTCCAGACTACATCATCCAACGTGAGTCTGGCGGCAATCCTTCTGCCATGAACCCAAGCGGAGCATATGGCTGTGCTCAGACGCTACTGGGTCATTACAACGATGGGGGGGCCTGTGCCGGGCTCAACCCCTATGATATCCAGGGACAACGTGACTGCGTATATCGCTTGAGTAACGGCGGTACGAATCTTGCCCCCTGGGCGCTGACCCGATAATCAGCGCTTGCGATCAGTCGAGGGAATCGCGTGAGGTCATTCCGTACGCTTCCGTCGGTTATTGGAAGTATGCGATCAGCAGCATCATGCGAGCGGCATACCTGACGACATCAGAGGTTATCGAGCACTAACAGTGCTTCTCCTACAGATGTGACGACGGTACAAAGTCCCCCTGCTCCCCTGATCCATCCGTGTACTAACTCCTGACGGGCGCTGACGTTGCTCCTCGATTCGGGCAGCTTTACCTCTAGACCGAAGAAGCGCCCATGTAGGCAGCCTATGATGTCGGGAAGCCCTGCCATCGTATGTTCACTACCCCACACCTTGAATACGAAGACCTTGAGACCGTGTTTCTTCTTTACTTCGGCGATGATCTGCCTACTGAGTCGGGATTCGCGTTGAGCCATATCACCCCTTACACATGAGCGGGGCGGCAGGCGGCCCTCGACCGAGGAGGAGGAGAAATGGCCAGCCCGCCGCCCCTTGAGCGCGGTGTCGTCACTTGCTCTAGATCATCATATCAGATCCTAAGCACGAGATCGACGATTTTCGTTCTTACAGGTCTTCGATGTCCAAGGCCTCAAGCTCGTCGTCTTCTTCCTCGTCCTCGGCGACAGCTGCCTTGGCCTTGCGCTTCGGAGCCGGTGCTTCTTCTTCCTCGTCCTCTTCCTCTTCAGCAACGGGCTCTTCTTCACCCTCCTCGTCTTCGTCATCGACGGGCTCATTGTCAGCCCCATCGAGCTCAGCGACTGGGAAGGTTGCTCCAACCTGGGAGCTCAGCTTACCGTCGTATTCGTGGTCTTCGAGCGTCACCCCGAGATCCCTGCCGACGACCTTGCTGGGATCAACCTTGACCCGCTTCTTCGGGACGGCGATGCCGCATGCAACGAAGAGGTTGCGAATCTTCCACAACTCATTCTCGTTGAACCCGCAGCGGTAGGGATATGCGCCCTTGCCGACGTCGATGATGAACATCCACGCAGGCCGCTTGGCGTCACCCATCTCGATGTCCTGTACTGCCTTGACGCGACCCTTGTAGTCACCCTCAGCCTGATGGACTGGGTTAACCGGGCCCCGTTCCTTGACATTGGAGAAATCCAATGCGTGAGAGGTTACGGGCATTCTACGTACTCCCTTCAATGGCTTGCATGAGTTTGGGAATGGATGGAGCTTTCAGGATATCTGGTAGGCTATACTCACTTCGATAGCCTGTATCATAACTATCCGAAGGCCCGATGTGCAATCTTCGGTATGCCTTCTTCTTCCCTTCATTCTTCGGGTCATCGACTCGAACAATGTAGAGCCGGCCAATGACATCGACAAGGCTATTGATGGAGTTACGAACCCCATCTGGTAGGTCAGGGACATAGTAGACGTCAGTTGCCACTGTATCCTCATCCTCATTGTCTTCGTCATAAGACGCGGTCTTGATGCGCTCGTGTGCTGTGTAGATCACCCCCATCCTCAGCGTCTCGAAGTTTGCCAACATCTGTTTCATCAGTTCGCCAGACTTGTTGTAGTCTCGGCGGTCGATGATACCAGGAATCCGATCAAGATTTCGCTCTTCCTGCTCACGGCGAACATGATGCAGAGCAAAGTTGTTGATCCGAGTCATCCCGTCTGGGATAGCCCATATGAATGGTGTGGAGGATTCCCCCTGCTTGAGATGATTGGGTGTCAGCTTCCCAGTTCGCAGAGCTCCATAGACATCTTCCATATCCGACCACGTCTCAATCGGCCAGATATAGGGGTTTGTCTTGGTCTTATAGACTGCACCTTCCTCAGGGTCGATGACGATAACCTTGTCAGGCTCAGCCGCAGTCAGAGCGAGCGTGGTCTTCCCCACCTTTTTACGCGCGTAGATGAGGATCTTGGGGTATTTCTTCACATCCTTTGCCCTCACGATCTTCTTCTTCGCAATCGCTAGGTAGTCCTTGTTCGCAACAAAACCCGCTTTAGCTGGCACTAGAGCTCACTTTCTGGATCACGAGGGTCATCCTCGTAGTACTCGAGCGGATCGGCAATCTTGTACTTCTGCTTACGCAGATTAGTAGTGTTACCACCAAAGAGCTCGAGCGAACAAAGTTCTGGGTAACTGCACATGAATGTACATGAGCGATCTGGGACTCGTTCAACAAACTCAGTCTTCGCAAAGTTGTAATCGTTCATCCGTCGTGCAGTGTGGTAAGCTTCTCGGGCAGTTTGCTTCAGAGTCTCGTCGCTCATCTCAAGGATGTTGCGTCGGAAGAAAGCAGATGTCTGAGGCTCACCATGACGGTAGCGCTGCCCCTGTAGATAACGGAGCTGCTGCATGTATGGCTTAAGATCAAGTTCGTGGTGTTTAAGAGTCCGCATCAAGGTTGGGAAGTCTGTATCAAGCTTCTTTCTTGAAAGCCTCGTCCCATCCTTTAGAAGCTCGGGAATGCCGGGTGCTTTTCGCACCCCGTAGTTCCAGATGTGACCCTGTACGGGTATTCCACACCGACGAGCAGCCCAAACGTAGAGGCCCGACTGAGAGTCCAAGATGCGGTACTGAAGATTGGGTAGCGAGCGGTGCCACTTGTGATCGACGAGCCAGAGCCCGTACTGGTCTTCGATGAGCAAGTCAATCTTGGCACGGTATATGGTACCATCAGGAAACTCCGTTTCCAATACAAACTCAACATCATGAACAACCCAGTTATCGTTCTTGTAGTGCCAGAGGTAGCTTTCCATCATCCTCTTACACTCAACTGGGAGGTTGCCGATTGCTTCTCGTTCTTCATCGAAGAGCTCAAGCCACTTACCAGTCAGCTTCTTATGCTCTTCTTTCCAATCACCGCCCTTGTAGTGAACCTCTTGCAGACGGTGCATCCATGTACCTTGACGGAGTGGCTTGCCTAGAATCTTAGGCTTCAGCCGGATGAAATACTTGTACTCAGTCTGCTTCGGACACCGACGGAAGGTCTTCAACATTGAGTGTGTAGCGATAGGTTTCCCAGTC